CTAAAGATCATTAACAAACTTTTGAAAGATTTTTCTTAAACTAAAGGGTGGATAGATAGATTTCATCTTTGCTATATAAACAATCGCTAATGCTTCAGCATCTATCATGCTTATTCTCCCTCTCGATTTTTCAACTATCTCAGATGCAAACTCTTTAACTAAATACTCCTCCATTAAAACACCTCTTTTTTTCATTAATCAATCTATTAATAACTATGATCCAACTTAATTCATTCTTTCTAAAATCTTGTGTTTTGGATAGTTACGATTCAAATAATCTTTAAGACTCTTCAGACAGGTAATATTATTTTCGATAATGGATTTTCTTTGATACCCATTATATAAATAAACAATATTTTGGAATTCTACAACACAATAAATATTATCTTTATGATCATCTAACTGCACTAAACTATCATAATGGATATCTATTTCCTGCGATTTTTTATAGATAAATTTTGTATCACCAATCCCCTTAATAAGCTCCACCTCATCATCATTCCATTTATCCATAAGAATTAAACTAGAAAGTGAGCTATCCATACATTCACATGTTAAAGCATTTCCTCCTTCGTCATTTAAAATTACATTGGAAATACTACCATAGAAATTATTCATTAACTCTAAAGAAATATCACTATCTTTATAAATAACAAGCTCCAATATTGCTGTTGTCTCCTTATCATTCATTTAAATCTCTCCTTATTTCGAAGATTAATCCAATTATATTATTTTTATATTAACACGAACAGACGTTCGTTTTCAAGCGATTTACTAGAGAATATTTACAAATTTAAATCTTTTAGTATTTTTCCCCAAATAAAAAAACTGGTATACACCAGTTCTATAATCCCATATTGATAAAACCATAATTTGTTTTTATAAAATCAAAATCTAGTTTATGCTGGAGGATAGAATAACTAACATACTTGCTATCTTTATTTACATATCCAGTATCATATTTACTAGCAACTTTCTCTAAAATTTCTTTATTAAGTACCTTTTCTTCATTATGTTTCAGTAACTCCCATATATACCACATCATCCCTGAAACTTGAATTGTACTAGCTATCAAATTACTGTTGTCAAAAATTGATTTTGCTAAATCCAAAGCTCTATTTCCAAATGATGCCCTAAGCTGAAGATCTTCTCCTTTTGCATTTGCTTTCTTAAAAATAAAAGTGCTATCCGAAAAATATTTTTGGCCTTGCTTAGGCTGTAAACTTGTTGAAGATATTTTATCTAACCTGTCTAACCGCCAATATAATTCTTCTGTTATTTCAATGATTCGATTATAGCCCTTATTATTCGTCAATTTTGCTAGGAAGACCCCGTTATCATCTTTTAAATCTTCCATCTTTAAATTCAAAATTTCACTATAGCCCTCGCCTTTTATTCCTTCAAATAAACATAGTAGAAATACTGCATGTCTTTGATCTTCAAATAACTGCATATATGTTAATAATTGTTCTCTTGTATAACGTACAATGGATGCTTTATAGATAAATCTACTACAGTATTCCATATCAATAATACTTGGTAGTCTCTGTGATCGATTATCAGTGTAGCCGTTCATTATAGCCCAATCTATATATCTCCCAATAAAACCGATAGATGCACTGATGGATTGGGGACTAGGCGACTTTAAACTATAAAACAACTCTTCCAACTCTACTTTATTCATGTTAAATATGTCTTTGTTTTTTTGATTTTCTAGTAATGTTGCCTTATTAAATAGCGATAAATAAGTAGTAAGACTGTTATCTTGTATATCTAATGATTTTAGATACCATTCCTTAATATCTTTATTTAATACATTTTCTTTAAGCACCTTTACACCTCATTCTAAAATTAATTGTTGAAATATTTTTTGGATTTTCATTCTATTACGAGAACTTATATTACCATATTTAAGAATTCCGATTTCCTCCCATAAAGTATTATTAATTGAGAAATCTATTTGCTCTAAGACCTTTTTTAAATTCTCAAATGGGATACTATGCTCATACATTCTAGCAGCCAATTCTATGTGTCCTATAAACATTCTACTCTTAAACATTAATGAATGTTTATCCATTAAGTTTGCCTTATGGTGAGCAAAGAGGTACATCATATATTCGTTGATGATTTTAGCTATATTAATAATTTCGAGACGACTTTCTATCGAAAAGCTATTATCGATCGCATTTGATAATTCAGAAAAAGTTACTACTTCACCATATGAATATTTAACATTGGAGTTCGATGTAATTCTCCCTTTTAACTCTCCCTCAGCTTTTAATTCAATGACAACCTCATCAGATAATTTATCTTTAGCTAATTCTTGTAAGCGAGGTTTTGGTATTGGATTTGCTTTAGCCATATCTACCTGAACTCGTTTACATTGGGCTTCCGTCATATTAGAAAAAATAACTACCATAGCACCTTCTAAATCAACTTTTTTCATATAGGCATTATAAATAGAAAAAGTTCGATGTGCGCCATCTAAAACATCTAATGACGATCCCTCCAATAAGGTAAGGGATTTATCACGATCGTCATAAATAAATTCAATTCCATTTTCTCCAGAACCGACTTTAGCATTATAGCGCAAAGTAGAGGTTATTAAATCTCCTTCCAGCGCTTGTTTTTCAATATCTCGTAAAGATTTTGGATTTAAATTCATAACCTCTATAATTCCATTTTTAATCTTTTTCTTTTTTGCCTGCCTTTGAATATTTGGATTATACATAGTAATACCACTCATCCAAAGTTTACCAATCATTGAATTAGGGATTACAGACACATACTCATTGTGACCAGTTTTAAGAGTATTCTCGAAAGTATATGGCAATGTAATAGTTTCTTCATACGGTGATTCCTTTATGTACAACCTCAGCTCTTTGACCTCTGATGTATTTAGCCATTTCACTAACCAATCATCATCAGTATCATTAAATTTTAAATGAAGCTGTTCCCCTAGTAGTAAAAGTTCCTGTAAGTTTGCTTCATATAGCCTACTCTCGTCATTAATTAATTCAAGAATATTACCAATGCTTATATGATGTTTATGTAGTTGTGCAGAAATTTCATCCAATTTTAAATCGTTTTGAACCAACAAAGGAATTTTTGTTTTAATCTCTTCTATTAATAATTCTTTAGTTTTCCCAACCTTCAATACTCTTTCCTCCTCTTTATTCCTATTACATGGATTTACTTTAATAGTAATCCATGATAATTTTCATTATAATATTTTTAAATTAATTAATCCAATTAAATTATCAAAAACCAGCTCTTATAAAATCCCCTTCAATAAATTAATTAATTTAAAATATTGATTTATTTTATAATAGGATTATAATATAAAAGCATAAATATGGAAAAACAAAAGGGGATGGATATGGCATGGCTTTTCAAACAAGTAAGGATACGAAATATAATCAGTTAGTATTATCTGATATAACAGTTATAAAAGAGCTGTTAACTTTTAGAGGATCGATTGATGATACAAATTTTAATCAAGGTGCTTGTGCAACAAATTCTTTAAAAATGAACACAGATGTCATCAGTCTATTTGCGGATTTAGATAAATTAATTAAAAAATCATTGAATGAAGAACAAATTAAGCTACTATCTTATATTACTAAAGACTACTCCTATTATACCATCGCGAAAATCTTAGGAATTCCCGTTAAAACTGTTGGAAGTAGATTTAATACAATCTGTCTAAAAATTAAACAAGAGAATGATAGACAATGGAGAAAAGTAACTTATATTAATAAATTAAGATTAAAAACAAAAAAATGTAGTAAATGTCATGATATTCTTCCTGCTACAGATGAATTTTTTAGTTTGAATAGCAGCAGTAGAGATTTGTTCCATTCCCAATGTAAAAAATGTAAAAAATAAATACATCATACGTTTGGGCGAAAAACTTAGATTATAACCTACACTAGTCACCCTAATAAGTAGAAGGAGAATTAATATGAAAATACAATTACCACATACGATAATTGAATTAAATCTAGAGCTTCCAATAGAAGAGCGAGTTCAATACATACAATCAATATTAGAAAATGAGAAAATCGTTTATGGAGGCGAAGAGATCTCTTTAGAAATATATTTAAATATTACCTCACAAGCTCATCATACGATCGTTTTATTGGATATGCTTGGGTATTATATGACCAAAGGATATTTTACTAGAGAAGAGCTTTTATTAGAGGAAGAAAATTTAAAATATATTAAGGAAGCTAAAAAGCGGAATAAAAGGCGGAGAGAATTAGCAAAATTACTTAATAATCAAAGTACACCGCATCGATTACAAGATAATTACGTACTCTCCCATTATAAACAGAAAGAAATAAAAAAAGGATCTAACAGACATAATACATTTTCAAATACCTCATATTTTGAAGCTCTTGCACTTGGCATTGAGGATTTAGATGAAGAGTCCATTCAATAAGTGAATTAATTTAAAATACATATTAAAAATGAAATTTTCTAATAGGTCTGTATTTCTTCCTTATACAGACCTATCATGAAGGTTTCATCTTCATAATTAAGTTGCTTAGACTTTTAATGCACACAGTTTAAATAAGCTAGTATGAATCCTTATAAATAAATGAAAGAAGGTGATGCCTATTGTATGGATAAATGAATGTAAAGTATTTTTAATGATGAAACCTTCAAAATTACACTCTTTTTTGGAGGCGATAAAGGAGAATGAACATTGTAAAAAATATAACTGAATTTTATCACTCATTAATAAATAATGAAAAACTTCTGCGTTTGCTGTACTACATACCAAAAGATCAATTCGATGATCCACTAGACGAATCAAAATTGGATGTCTCTCAATTACCCGAGAAAGAACATATACTTAAAAATTTAATCGTTATTGGTGATAAACCTAGTGATTTATCGCTAGAAACAAACTTTTGTAGAATTTGTTTATATACAGGACCTCGGTTGCCCCAAAAAAATTATATAAAAAACATCAATCAATTTACGGATAATCCCTACTCAAGCACTCAGCAATATATTTTTGATATTTATACACCTGATTCTGTCAATAATATTGATTTTCGTATTGATTGGCTTGGTGAAGTGCTAAATGAGGTGTTGTTTCAAGAGGATATTGAAGAATTTGGGGATTTAAGATTCCATAGTGGACTCCCCATCACCAATTTACCAAAAGGTTTTGTTGGTTATCGCTGGAGTTACATTATGCCCTCAGGACAACAACCTACAGGTTATAGATCATGAACATCACCACCAAAAAGGCTTTTGGAAAACCTCTTTTATATAAAGGGTTAAATATTTATCCTGTAAAAATGAAGGACGCGGACGAATTTTATGATGCTGTACAGTGCTTACTTTTACCAAAAAACGATTTTCAACAGCCGGAAATCATTAGAATGTCTTACCTCTTTTTTTTACTATCTATCTCTCAAAATGATGGTGGACATGGAATACTAGATAAATTAATTTCATTATACCGTTTAGTTTTTAAAACTGAGGAAATTCAAATTTCAACGAATGAAAAAGGTATGGTATTTATGATTGTCGATGGCGTCACTTTAAATGAGCGTGATTTCGATAAAATCAAAACCATTATTAGTGAACAAAATCTTATTGATTTAGATGATGAATTTATCGATCCTGGTACAAAAAAAGCTATCCAAGAGGCGCGTGCATTTATGGCTAAAAGAAAAACAAGACAGGCAGATTTTGAGCAACAAATCATTGCTTATCATTGTAAATCAGGGTTACCCTACCATGAGATTGAACATTTAACATTATATCAATTCCATAAGGGCTTAATTCGTATGGATTATATGGTAAGTAGCGATGCCATTCTTAATGCGCGTTATTCTGGGATAATCGAATTTAAAAATGACCAAGATCTCCCCCATTGGTTAGGGTATATTGAAGAACCAAAGAAAAATGAAGATGTCATTATAACAAAATCGACATTTGATCAACAAATGAAAAAACTAGGTCTTGAACCTAGTTAAACAATAAAATTATAACTAAAAGGATGGTAATTTATATGTCACAACAAAATCAATTTTTAACTTCAGTAGCAAATGTTCGTTTATTTGATCGTTTAACAGGTGAATTAATTTTAAATGGTAAAACATTACTTAACTCATCTATGACACAAGCAATTCAAACTCAGGCTATTTATGCGGGTAAAGGCTCTAAAAAAGTATATGAACTTAACTATCAAAAGGAATTAACATTCTCCATTGAAGATGCAGCCTTTGATACTGCATACATTGCTTTACAAAATGGTACAGAAATCAATCATCAATTAGCTGAATACTATACAGATGAAATTATTTTACTTGATGCTACTGGTAAAGGTACATTAGCTGAAACTCCTCTAGGTAAGGTACATGTGGAACAGTTAAATGGTACTTTCACACAATATACACCTACTGGTAAAGAAATTTCTGTCCCTGTCTTAGCTGGAAAAGAGGTTCAGGTTATCTATGTGGTGCAAGAAATGATGGATACAATTGAAGTTTCTGCAGATTCCTTCCCGAAAGCGGTACGTATGGAACTAAATGTAGATATTCGCTCTAATAGTGGAAAAACTGGTGAAGTAATTATTGAAGTACCAAACTTCAAGCCAAATGGAGCGATCGAAGTTTCAATGACACATGAAGGTGTTGCTTCTTCTTCCCTAGCTGGTAGCTCACTTGCTGATAAAAAAGGAAATTATGCTTATATCAAACTTCGTAATTTATCTGAGGAAAAAGTTCAGTTTACAGCACTTGCCGCAAGCCCTTCCCATGTAGTTCTAGACTCTACTGTTGCTGGCGATTCACAAACTATTACAGTATTAGGTATTCGTGGTGCAGGCTACGCCAACGTCCTTGTACAGAATAATGAGCTAACTTGGACATCAAAGGACCCAGCTATTGCTACAGTAAATGCAAATGGTGTTGTTGTTTTAGGAGCTTCTGCTACAGTCAATGATCAAACAATTATTGAAATCACTGATGGTACTTACAGTGAAAAGCTTGTTGTTGATATTATTTAAATAAATTAATGTAAAATGGGTAGAAATTTTTTCTACCCATTTATTTTAATATCGGAGGTTGAGCATGGCAAAACGTGAAACAAAACTTACATTAACAGATATTCAAAAAAACGCAGAATCTGTTAATACAAATCAAAAGTTTTATCTAGATAAAGATCAAGAAAAATTTATTTACTATTATCCTAAATTTAGTAAACGTAAAGTAACGATTTTAATTAATGATCTATCCCATACAATAGCTTATGTTGAGCGGCATAAGCTTGATTTTTTCAACAATGATCATGAATTAGATCATTATATTTTATTTTTAATAATTAAACATTTTACTAGCCTACAAGCCGAATTAAAAGATAAATCCATTGAAACACATTTTGCTACGATGCATCAGCTAATCGATATCGGTTTGTATGAGGTGTTTTTATTGGAGATGTTCACATTTGACGAAGTTTCTCGTACTTTAGATGAAATCAGTAAACGACTTAATTTAAGTATTAAATATTTAGAGCTTGAAAAAGAGCTGCACCAACAATTACAAGCTGTTAATGCCTATACAAATGTTAAAACCTTAGTAAATAAAAATTAATCGATTGACCATTTAGCTACCGTTTACAAATCGTAGCTGCATTTTCATTGGTCTTAATTAGGAGGGAAAAGTCGCTTGAGTACTGGTGGTGAACAGAAAAAACCAACTGAGCTATTGGTTGCTCTTGGTATCAACGAGATAATTTCAAAAAAAAATATACATACATATCTTAAACAATTAAAAAACATACCAAGTCTAACAATTAACTTAGATGTTAAAGGCTATAATAGCCAGCTCTTTATTGATTATGGCAAACAAATCCAAGCATTGGAGCAGCAAGTAGATACTTTAAATGAAAAGCTAACAAACATTGGCACTGACGTCTCCGCTCCCCTAGTAATTTTTGAAGATGTCAAACAGCAAGTGACCGATTCGATTAAAGCTGTAGACACACTGAATGAAACATTTGACGATTTAAAAATAAATGTAAGCTCCTTTTATAAGCAACTCGTAAAAATCCCAACAAATGAACTTCAAACTCTTCGTAAATTAATCACACAGCTCAAAACAGAAATGGAAACTGTTGCTATTAATCAATTCAAGCTAAACGGCATTCAGGGAGCACAGCAAGACCTACAAATCCTAGAAACCAATTTATCTAGTATTTATGAGCTACAAACATCATATATAGACACGTCCAGCTTTGAACAACTAACAGCCCAAGTCGCTGAATTAAACAACCAACTTACCAATATCCAGCTTGGTAAAGGCTTAAGCATTGCAGGCATATCCGATATATCAAGCCAGTTAGAGAAGATGAACCAAGATATTATCGCATTTGGGAGCAACGCTAATGCAGCGGCAAAAAGTTCTACTAACTTCTTAACCTCAATTATTGATGGAACTGCTAGGGCAGTAGAATTAACAGAATTAATTAATAAAATTAGACCTACGGCTGTGGAAGAAACCACAACAAATAATGGTGGTTCTGGTGGATCAGCAGTTGGCGGCCTTGCAGCATTTGGAAAAGGGCTTCTTGCCACTACCGGGGTTGGAGCTGGATTACTTGCAGGAGAATGGCTGATAAATCAATTTATGAATGCCAGAGCCGAGGCAAAGCAATTTGCTCAGGAGATTGAAATTGCAAATCAACAGATGCTTGAATCCTATGGACAAAATTCAGATACACTTGATGAATTGATTCCAAAATATGAGAGATTAAGTGAAATTGTCAACAAAGGACATGCTGATAATCATACGTTGACAGAATATCATAATATTCAAAATGAAATAGCTAATCTTCTCCCTTCTCTGGCTGCTGGGGAAGATGAATTTGGTAACAAAGTAATCGGTTCATCTGATGCATTAAAAGTAAAACTTGAATTACTTAGAGAGCAATTAGAAATTGAAAAAGAGAAAAAGGATATTGAAGAAACAAATAAACGTGATAAAAGAATCGTTGTAAACGAAAAAGAACTAGTAGATATTTCTAAAGAAAAAAATAAATTATTTGATAAAGTTGAGAGTAGAGTAAAAATGACTAATAACCTATATCATCATGGTATAGGTGCAGAATATATAATTGATATTGTTGATAATGAGGGTAATCCTGCCTTTAACACTGTAGAAAAAATAGAGAAAAAATTAGAAGATGTTACGAATAAAAGAAAGACCGCTGAACAAAATGGCGACACTGATTTAGCTAAATACTATAGTAGGTTAGAAGGAACTTTTAGAACTCATTTAAAAGATCTTGAGGCTGTTTCATCTCAAGAAATTGAATATGTATCAAAATTAAAATTAGATTATATAGATTCAGTTGAAGCTATTATTCTAAAAAATAACGAGTTAAGTGATAGTGAAAAAGTTCTTAGTCAAACATTATCTGCCAGTCTAATTAAGTTGTCAGATGTGGATGGTTTATCAGATGTAAAAGATGCCCTCTCTACCATGTTTTCTGAGAATTTATCGGAGGATGCTAATAAAATTGTTGGAGATATTACAACTGCATTTAGTAGTTTATCTCAAGCTACAAGTGAAGAAGGGTTCAACAAGGCATCTGAAAATGCAAAAAAAATATTAGAAGATTTACCATCTCTATTAAAAGATGTTATTAAAAATGAAGAAGATAGAGCTGCTGTTATAAATGTACTAAATAATGCTCATCAAAAAGCTGTAGATGAACAAAAGCGACTTGGTGAAGAAGCTAAAAAAGCTGGAATGAGTATAGATCAGTACATTGCAAGTACTAAAGATGGTAGTGAAGGTACAGATAAATTCTCACAATCAGCTGACGAAGCTACAAATGCACTCGAAAAACAAGTCAAGAAATTAAAAGAACTCTCATCGGCTCAAGAGCAAATAGTAGGTGTATCTGCCGCCCAAACTAAAGCAGTTTCAGATTCAATAACTGTTATTGAGTTTTTAGGTAATGTGTCGGAACGTACCGAAAAGCAAGAATCGTCATTAGCAAATTCACTTAAGTTATTATCTGCTTTATATCCTCAATTAACTAACTTATTAAATGGTACGTCTAAACAGCGTGAACAAGCTATTGCAATTATTACAGCTGAAAATAAAGCAAATCAAGCATTGCTTAGTGCTTATGCTTTAGTTGCTGCTGGTAAGATGAGTGTTGAAGGCAAAGCTACGATGGTTCATCTAGAAGAAACTAATAAGCGTATCAACACTATTAATGCCGAAATTAGAGCATTAGATCAACTTCAATCTAGCCATGCTGCTATCATCAACAAGAGAGGTAAAGTCACTGAAGATAAAGGGAAAAATTTTAATGATACTGACTCGTTAATTGCGGAAAGATTAGCAAGTCAAGCATATGATAAAACAAAATTTAAACAAGCTGAACTAGCTACCCTTGCAGGTACTCAATCATCAGATGCCGATTCTCTTTTAAGTATAGTTGATGCAATAGGAAAATCAGATAAAGCGACCAGTAATGTTACTAAAACACAAAAAGGTGCTACTAAAGCTCTAAAAGATTCCAATGCTACAATTAAAGAATCTATCTACATAACTGATAAATACAAGCAAAAACTAGAAGAGTTAAATTTTGAAATTGAGAAACAACAACATATAGCTGCTAGAGTTCCTAAGCACTCTAAAGAATATCAAAACGCTTTAGATGAACAAATTAAGTTTGAGAAAGAAAAGCTAAAGGTGTTGAAGGAGCAAGAGGCTTCCTTAAAAAAACAAGTTGAGTCTGGGAAGATTCAAAAAACTGGTACTCTTACAAGTAGTTCCCCTACCCAATCATCTACTTCAGGTACGGTTAAGCCTAAAGGATGGTTAGGTACAATAACTAGTGGCTATGGTAAACGTGGTTCTGAAGTGCACTACGGTATCGATATTGATGGTAAAATTGGGGACGTTCTTGAAGCTAATATTAATGGTAAAGTTTTGAAAGCAGGTAATGCAGATACTATTGGTGAACATGGGTCATATGGAAATCTTGTAATCATTGAGGATACTAATAGCAATAAGCATTACTACGCTCACATGAATGATATAGCTGTTGTCAAAGGTCAACAAATAACAGCTGGAACTAAACTTGGTACTATTGGTAACACAGGAAATGTTGATAAAAGTAGAGGCGATGGTTCTCACCTACATTATGGAGTAAAATCAGGAAATAGCTGGATTGATCCCTCGAATTATATCCAACAAGCTAAAAATGGCGTACAAGGAAATTCAACACAAGCAACTGTATGGAATTACTTTAGAAATAAAGGCTTAAATGACAATGCCATTGCTGGAATTATGGGGAATATTGCTCAGGAATCTAGCTTTAGCGCAAGCGCTGTCAATAAAACTAGTGGCGCATCAGGTTTATTGCAATGGTTTGGTTCACGTAAAATCGATTTAGAAAAATATGCAAAGTCACTAGGTAAATCCTGGAATGATATTCAAGTTCAATTAGATTTTGCATGGAAAGAACTAAATGGCTCTAAAAAAAATGCTCTGACCTCTCTCAAACGAAATGACTTAACAATTTCCCAACATGCGTCAGAATTTGAAAGGTTATTTGAACATTCAGGTGGTTCTGCTGTTGGTAAACGACAAGATTATGCTAACCAATATTACAGTCAGTTTGCAGGTTCCAATGGAGCAATCTCTATCTTTGATACAAGCCAAGAAGCTATTGACCAAGGAATTTCAAATTATTTAAACGCACAAAAAGAGGTACGTGCTAGTGAATCTTCACTCGTAGATCTATATGATGAAAAAGTTAGAGGCAGTCTTTCATATTATGATGCTCTTATTGCAGGTATAGATCGCTCTATTAAAATGTCAAATATTCTTGCTAATCAACAACTAGAACATTCTCAGGCTTATCGAACTGAATTAGAAAATGAAACTAAACATCAAAAATATAAACAATCTTTATTACATAAAGAGGCAAATTTCATTCGAGAACAACTTAAACGGACTGATCTATCCCTTGAATTTAAAGATGAATTATCAGTTCAATTAAGTGAACTCTCCCTAGCTTGGTGGGATATTAAGGAAAATATAGAAGGTATAGACGTGAAAATTGAAAATAGTAAGATTAATGAGTTTGATAGAAAAATCGAACAATTAAATGACACTATTTCTCAATCTAACACGCTAATGGGCTTATATACTAAAGGTAGTAAAGAATACAATAATGAACAGAAGAACATTGTATCCGCATTGTATAGTAAGCAAAAAGCATATGAAGCTGAGGCTGAAGCATTGCGTAAGTCCTTACAACTTGAAAAGCTATCAAATAAAGAGATGGAACAAAAAACGAATCGATTGAAAGAGCTATCTTCTGCTTGGCTAGAGGTTCAAGCTGAAATTATGCAAACTAATTCAAGTATAGCTGATGAGTTAATTAGTGCTATGAAAGAGGCATACGGTCAACAACGTGATTATGCATTAGCATTAAAAGACAAAGAAATTAAAACAGCTGAGGACACTTATAAAGAAACAGTAAAATACTTTGAAGATCAAGCTGAAGCATACGAAGATTCCATAAAAAAACAAATGCAAGATCTTGATACAGCTCATAAAGACAAGATGGATAAGTTAGAAAAGGAATCTAAAGCATTTGAAGATGCTATCAATCGCCAGCTTGAATTAACGAGAAAACAACGAGCTGAAGAAGGTTTCAATAAGGATATTGAAAAGCTTCAAAAAGAAGAAACCACTATTGTGGGTAAAATCAATGAATTATCGATGGATGATTCAAGGGAGGCAAAACTACAGCGTAAAAAACTCGAAGAAGAACTGGTAGATATTCGAGAACTAATTGCCGAGAAACAAAGCGATAGACAATATGAATTACGTGAGCAAAATTTACAAGATGAATTAGACTCCTATCAAACTCAATACGAAGCAATACAAGAACTTGAGGATAATAATTATAATGCAGCAAAAGACACACTAGACAAACAGTTAGAGTTATACAACAATGACTTAAAAGCAAAGAAAGAATTAGAAGAAAAAAAATATAAAGAAACACAGGATCGATTAGATAAAGAACGTAGAGATATTGTCAATCAGTATACAGAATTAATTAATAATGAACAATCTTATGCAGAGTTACGTTCTCAAATCATTAATGGTAATGTTGATGGAATGAGTACAAAATTAAGTGGCTTCTTAGATACTTTCAAAATGATGAATAAAGATCTACTGCTAGAATTAGGTTTAAGTTGGCAAGACTTAGAAAATCAAATTTACAGAATCACGCAAGTACAAGGAAGTTTAAGTAGCGTATCTGTACCTAGTCCAAATTTAAATTTAAACAATGGTTCATTAATTTCTAATTCAAACACTAATAATTCAAAACCTAACAACACATATCCAAGAGACGATGCTTGGCAAAAATATTTAGCGAATAAAAAAGCATGGGATTCTGCATCAAATTCAGAAAAAGTACAGTTAAATTACGAAAATGAAAAATTACGTAAACAATGGGGCTTTCAAGACGGTTCATATGAAGCGTTAAAGAATCTAAAAAAATATCATAATGGTGGTATTGTAGGTGGTAAGGGAAATCGTTTGACTGAACTTACCCACAAACTTTTTAACACCAAACCAAGTGAAGAAACTGTGCTTGCCCTTAAACGAGAGCTAATGGTTCCGGAAAGTAATATATCTAATATGTTTACAAATATTCGGGCTGTAATGCCTGACTTTACTAAATTACTTCCTCAAGGTAGCACAATTCACATTGATAATTTACTGTCTATTGATAGTGTATCTCAGAACGCTAATTTAGATATAGAAAGATTACTTGATCAAGGTATGAATAGACTAATTGATAAAATGAAGCCTTATGGATTTAAATTGCGATAACAAATGAAAAGAAAGACCTTAAACTCTTTCCTTTTTATATTTTAGGAGGTGTATATCCAACGTGGATTCAATTCATTTTTATTACAATGGGAGGCATTCTTCAGAAATTGGTGTCTGTATGGTAAGCCTTAATGGTGGATTGCATCAGACAAATTATTTGTCGAATAAGAAAATACTGTCTGAAAAGATTGCAGGAAACAATATACCATATGTATTCGGCTCAGATTATGATCCATTAGAGTTTAGACTTGTACTAGCATGCGTAGATGGTGAATATTGGACAGATAGGAAACGTAGAGAAGTTGCTAGATGGCTAGATACTTCTACATTTGAAGAATTTTATACAGACGATGAGCCTGATCGATATTATTATTTTCAGTATCAAGGGTTAGTAGAGTTAACTCATAATGGTATGGGTGATGGCTACATAGAAGTAACAATGCTGAATGACTCCCCTTACGCACGTTCACCTATCCAAGAAAAGCGATATGAATTAACGAACATCACACTCCCTACCCTCATTGAATTTAATAATGCTGGTGACGATGTAATTTATCCGGAAATATGGATTTACAATATAGACGCTGGTAACTTTCAAATCAGAAACCTATCTAATGGTGGTAAAGATTTTAAATTTATAAATATCGCTAATGGAGAAACAATTTATGTAGACAATGAACATCATCATATTGCAACAGATATTCCCCTCACTTATCGCTATGATAACTTCAATAATAACTACCTTGAGTTAGTAAGAGGTATAAATAGATTAGAAATAACAGGTGCATGTAGTTTAACATTTAGGTATCAATACCACATCAAAGGATAAAGGAGGTGTCTACCCTGTTAGGAATAATTGATAGATATAAAAAGCCCGAAAAATCACGATTATATTTATGTAAACCAGACAGAACAACAATTGCTGAATTAACTGAAGCTTATAATAAAAACCTGTCAACTAATTACAATGGAATTCATGAATTGTCATTTGATATTCCCTATCTGGTAAATCGTAATCATAAATATGTGCGAAATAAGAATGTTGATTTGATTCGTGGACATTACTTAGTTCGATATGAACGTGGAAATGAAAAAGAATATTTTATCATCACTAATCCTAAAAACACTACTAATAATGGTGTGGAAGTCAAGAATGTTCAATGCTATTTACTTCCCTATGAGCTTAATAAAAAGATTATTCGTGAATTCAGTGGTACGAAACCCTTATACGCTGATGTTGGGTCAGAAGGTGTTTTAAATGAAACTTTACTTACTAAATCTGATTGGTCAGTTGGCTATATTGATGTAGATATTGCTCTAAAACATCGTACATTTGATGTTAGCCAACAAGGTTTAATCGAGTTTATTGGTGATTTATCTGACTTGTATGACGCTGTAATCATATGGGATACCACTAATAAGAAAATTAACTTCTACAAGAATGAAGACATTGGTACAAATAAAGGACTATCTATTGAACATGGAAAGTATTTAAAATCATTAGAAGAAAATCCTGACTTCGATTCAGTAGTTACAAGATTATATGTATATGGTAATGAAGGAATCTCTTTTGCAAGTGTAAATCCTACTGGCGTTCCATTTATAGAATCATTTGATTTCTACATGTACCCTTTTAAACGTGATGATATTACCAGAGAAATAGTATCTCATTCTAATTATATGACTGACTCTCTTTGTCATGCCATTCTTGATTACAATGCTTTATTAGATAGCAAACAAGGTGAATTTACAAATATGCTAGAACGTAAAAAGCCTCTTCAAGAAAACTTACAAGCAAAGCAAAATGGGTTATTTGTACTACAAACTCAATTAAATACTATTGAAGATGAATTAGCTGTAGCAAATGCGACAATGAAGCCTACAGATGCTCTCATAACACAGAAAATAAATAAACTAGCTGAGATTGCAAGTAAGAATACTGAAATAGATACCGTTAAAAACTCTTTACAGAGTATTGATAATGAAATTACTGTATTAAAAAATACAATAGCGATTGAAAATAACTTTACTCGTGATCAAATTATTGAACGTGAAAAATTTGCAAATGAATTAGTTTGGTCAAATACAAGTATTTTTGAGGTTGATGATTTATATGAAGAAGGTAAAAAAGAATTACTAAAAGTAAGTCAACCTCGTATCTCCTACTCTATTGATATGGTGGACTTTTTAAACGTAACAAAATGTCAAAGAGATTGGGATAAGTTGGTTTTAGGTGATTTGGTAACCATTAAGTACCCTAATTTCGGTATAGACATACTAGCAAAAATTATATCTATCAAACATGCTGAAGACAGTAATAGTTTAAGTATTGAAATAGCAAATGCTCATGATATTAAGAATGGATTTATGACACTTAAAGAGTTATTTAATCGTACTGTGTCTAGCTCAACTACTCTTGATATGTCTAAGTTTAAATGGGATGAAACAACTAAAAATACACATGAAATTGGTCAAATACTTAATGATACTTGGTCTGCTATTGATAGAGAAATAAAAGCAGGAGTTAATGAAAGCGTAGATATATCTAGAAAAGGTATTGTAATTACTGATCCTAACGACCCTAAACGATTATTAGTTATGCAGCATGGAGTAGTCGGGTTATCCAATGATGGAGGAAATACATTTAAGCATGCCATTACACCTGAAGGAATTATTGGTGAAAGAATAATTGGTAAACTCCTACTTGGTGAGAAATTAATTATTGGTGATAGTAATGGCACATTCACAATCAATGGTAACTTATTGACCATTCAAGATTTAAACCAAAAGCCACGAGTTAAACTAGGCGAATATACAAAAGGGGTATACGGTCTTCAGTTATTTGATAAAACTGGAAATCAAACTATTTTAGATGAAAATGGAATGTTACAAACTTGGCAACAAAATTCAGTTGACAATGTAGATGGTTACAATCCACTTACTTTGGAAGTCTTCATCCCACAAGAAACACTGTCTATAAAAAAGGTAATGTTACGTTTCAAACTCTTACAATTTAGAGCATATAGTCAAACTACTGAAAGTGGAGGTGGCACATACTCGTCTACTGATGGAGGTGGTGGTGCTTATACGTCTACAAGTTCAGGTGGAGGTACATATGGCTCGACATTAAGTGATGGTGGAGTATCAAAAACTACTGAAAGTGGCGGAGGAATAGTGCAACCTACATTAGATAGAGGAATAAACGTTGAATACGCATACGGAACAACTGAGCCAAACTCAACTGGACATAGTCACCAGTACAGATATGTAATTAAGCATAGCCATGAAATCGAAATACCTAATCACACTCATTCATTTTCAGTACCTGCTCACTCTCATTCATTCAATGTTCCATCGCACGATCATACGGTTAATGTTCCATCTCATTCTCATTCATTTTCAGTACCTGCTCACTCTCACCCTATTCAACATGGTATTTATAAAAGTACATATGCTAGACAACTATCTGTACATATTAACGGTGTGAATCGAGATTATGAGTTGGGAGGAAAGTTTAATGTAGATAGACACGACTTGAATATTACACCTTACTTAAACAAAGGTCAGTGGAATACTATTGATTTGTATAGTAGTCAACTAGGAAGAATAGATGCAACTGTTTTTGTTCAGGCATTAATGGGATACAATACCTAATTATTTAATAAAATATAAATATTATTTAAACGGAGGAAGCTATGGATACAATTAAAGTGATTTTACAAAATAACAAAGAGTTTGAAACACAAGTTGAATCTTATGATGCATTAGAATTAACAAAATCAATTAGCGATTCTGAAAGTGTCATTGTACAAATCGGAGACATAATTGTTAATAAACATCATATCGAATGCATTCACAAAGTATCTAATTAATAGAGAATTAGATACCTTTTTATTTTATATAGGAGGTAAATTATGAAAAGATACGAAGGTAGTCCTGCTGTGGTTATTGAACGAAGAAAAGGTACACCTGACTCCCCTTTCTGCAAAATGAATGAGTCACTTGTTGTTACAGATGATGGAAAAGTTTTATTATCTGAAATTCCTAATGAATTAAATAAAGTTATAGTTACCTCTGACGAAGAAATTACTTGGTTTGAAATAAAAGATGGAAAAATTCCTGAGAATGGATTTAAGGTTGACTACATAAACAAACTTGTAACTTTTAATACAATTCATGTAGGAAAACAACTGCATTTTAAATATTTAGGAGAAGGAAATCATTTTTATAGCCCTCACTCTATTTATACAAAATTAGAAGAAGATACTGTTATTGAAACCCTCGGAGATATTGTTGAAGGTGGTAAAAATGCATTAGATGCACTTGGAGCTTTGAATGAAAAACTAGATGAAGTTACACAAGCAACAAATAATGCTATTACTGCAACAAATGACACTAAGGATGTCATTTATAGAGGCGAACAAGTCATTGTAGACGCTAATTCAAAGGTAAATAAGCTAGATGATAAAATCGTAATACTGGATGATAAACTACTTACTACTGATACAAAACTAAATGAAGTAAATGAGGCTTTATTAGAAGTTGATAATACTATCAAAACTGCTAACCAATCTATTAGCAATATTAATAGTGCTATTGATGAAGCTGTTCAAACTACTGCTAATGCACAATTATTGATTAATGAAGCTAGATCTGTTGGTGATTTTGTTATATCTAAACAGTATAAGAAAAACAACACTGTTCTTAGCAATGGTTCTACTTGGATTGCATTACAAGATACAATTAATAATCCCCTTCCTATTTTACCTATTAGAGAAAATACATATTGGAGATTAGTTGCTCAGAGAGGTATAGATGGAACAGGTTCCGTAGCTACAGTGAACGGAGTTTCACCAGATGTTGACGGTAATGTTCCCCTATCTGCTCAAGATATTGGCGCTATAACACAATCAGAACTGAATAACTCAGAGAACACCCTCCTTTCTTTTATTAATGAACATGGGATTGGAACTTCTAGTGCTAAAGATATTACGCCTCCATCAGAATTATTTAATTTAAGTGAATCAGGATTCTACAATGTTATTCATCAAAAAGGCGACAATACAATGCCAGATGAAACAGAAGACTACCATACATACGTTGGTTACAGTAAAAAAAATGACGAAGTTACTGAGTTTTACTTTGCTATATCTAAATCTACTGGTAAAACTTACACTCGATCACGTACAAAAGTTTTAAATGTAATTATCAATGATTCTAGTTGGATTGAAGGCGGAGGGTTAGGGAATGGTACTGGCGGTGGTTTTACTAAAGCAATTCCCTATTTCTTGCCTACTACAGTAGAAAATCAAAAATCATGGAAATTGCCTACTAATTCTTATGATGCCTATAATGACAGTATTATTGTGTTTCACAATGTAGTTTATCTACCATCGGATTCATGGAATATTTCAGGAGATAAATTAAATGGATATATGTTGAATATACCTGATAATCCCATGGTATTGATTGAAGACAATCATGTTAATATTATTATTTTAAAAAATCTACCTACTGATGGTACTGAACGCTTCAGTGGTAATTTGTTAGAAGATGGAACGATTACAATAGAAAAGCTTTCTCAAGAAGTGCAGGAAGTCATTAAATCAGGTGGTGGCTTAGGTAATGCTTATTTTAATGCCTATACACTACCCACAACTATTGAGTCTCAAAAATCATGGGACGTTCCTGTAGACACTTATGATGCAGAGACAGACACGATGTTGCTGTATCACAATACAGGGCTTTTAGATAAAGAGTCTTGGACATTGACAGGTGATGCAGCTACAGGCTATCAGGTGAGTATTCCTGATAATCCTGAAACTACTATCGAAGATAACAATGTTATTATCGTTGTCTTACGCAACCTACCCTCAATCCCTGATGGTACAGACATTTCAGGGATACGATTAACCAATGGCTCAGTAGGTCTATCTAAGTTAGGTCAAGACGTTCAGAACGCTATTAATAATGCAAGTGGTGATGGTGTTAAACAATGGGCGAAAGATCACGGTTTAGGTGATTTCCTTAAAACTTTAAAGTTTGATGAAATAGTATTATTAAATGAGGCTGGAACTTATTATGTAGATTATGATGTGAACGGAACTATTCCAGATCTACCAGATTATCATAATAAAGGTAATGTATTTGTAGAACTCGAAGTCATTTTAGTTGAGAATATTGTAATTAAAACAATGATTATTAAAGGTGCTACTACATTTCTACCTAACCCTATATACAAGACAACATGGTATTTTGATGAAAATGGTAACATTACTGAAAAGGGCGAATGGACTAAAGTTTTAGACAGCACCGATATAGTCAACGACTTTACAACAGGCGGAGCTACTAAGGCAGCCTCTGCTGAAACTGTGAAAATTTTAAAGACTGAAACGGACAAAAAGATGCAAAAGAATACTCTTGACAGCACTAATGTTATGACTAATTTGAGTAGGTATCAATTCACTAAAAACTTTGGAGAGACTGTGTTTGATCGTAATGACGTATCAGAGGCTGTAGAACTGATAATACCTTTTGCAAACGCATTTTCAGGTACAGTGGAGTTGAAGTTAGCTAGCACATACGCTAACAGTAATGCGTCTGGTGGAGCATTTATCATTTTCAATTTATGTTTAACACCTGAAGGTACTTTAATCTATCAGGATATGAATATTGTCTCAATGGCTCCTACTTTTGCAGAAAACTTCTACGTAGGTGAATTAGTTTCTGTGGCAGGTAGTAAAGCCTTTGTAATACCTATTTATAAGAGGAAGATTAACAACCCCTTAACCGTTGAAGCATCATTCAGAATAAGTGGTAGAGGTTTGAACACTGAAGATACTACAAAGATCATACTAGGAGGCGTCTATCCTCTAAGTTCAATCATTTCTAACCCAATACAACAGTCGATTTTTACACATGTAGGTAATAGTAAAGACGGATTGTCAGTCGCTATTACTGGTAAAGGTGTACCGACTGACAAAAACGCACCGTTTAGCACGATGATTGCTAATATCAACGCTATTAAAACAGGTATTCCTTATTATTCAGGTACTGTAAATTCTTCAACAAATGCTATTCAGTATTATTATGCTGATGGTACTTTATCGTATCAATTCCCTAGAGTTAGTGTCACTTTTGGGTTTAAACCGCAAATTGTAGAAGTGTGGCAAACAAATGGTACTAACATTTGGACGTCAACGTATTTTGCAGAACAGTTAAACGGTATACCTGACACTACTAAGATAGCATTTTGGAATAAAAATACCGTTCCAGTTTCAACGTTTAATGTAAAAACTCCTATATCGAATTCAAGTAATTCATGGACTTTAGATATTCCAGTTCAAAACTCAAATTCTACGTTTATGGTTAGGGCTTTCGGTAGCTCATAAGGAGGGAAATTCTATGACAGTTTATCATTTAGGGAACAGAGTATTTTACGACTCTAAAACAGGTGTAAAACTATGGGAAACAGGTCAGGTTGATTATGTAGACTTAGAAGTGAAGTCCTATTACCCTATGAAGTATTTCATAGCTTCAATCAATCCTGAAACGAAAGAGCCTGTTTTCTAGGCGTATCCTACACAGCCAACAGAAGTGCCACTTCGCATTAAACAATTAGAAGAAGATAATCTTTTATTAGACAGATGCAAATAATAGTGTCATTTTATTTAAGCTCTTCTCATATTTAGTAGCGCGTTATTAAAGGAGTTGATGATGTGTATAATGGTAATAAAATTACTTATGATAATTTAAATGAAAGTACAAAACAGAAATTCACAAATTTAGAAAATCAAATTGCTGAAAAGGCTGACACTAATGATGTGAAAATAGTAAGTGATAATTTAAATACATTACAGTCTGAAGTTACTGAACAATTGACAGTAATGAATCCTAAAATTGATAACTCATGGCAAAGAAACAAAGAAAATAACGTAACAATCAGTAACATGGGTAACTTTACAGCAGAAAAGGTATTACTTGTCAATCAATCAGACTGGAAGAATACAGGTAACGTTGAACAATTAGATATAGTTATTCCTGTAGGTAGTGGTTTTTCAGGATTAATAAGAGCTACTTACACATCCTATTGGGGCGGTTCAGAATCCAACGGTGGAGCTACTGTATTATATAGGATAGCTAATTACGTGGGTCAAGGAGAAAAACTTAACGACTATGTACTAGAAACAGTAACACCTGCATTTGCTAAAGACTTTTATATACACAAACCGTATATAAATCCTGAAAACGGTACTATTGCTTTAATGTTAAACCGATCTCCAGCCGCAAACAATCCTTTTATTATTAAGTTAGAATTTCAAGGATATACATTCTCTAATAAAAGTGCTTTCCAAGTGTTGAATGAAGCACATATAACTGTTTGGGATAAAGGTGATCCTACAGCTAACGGATACCCGTGGACACCACAGACAAGTAGAATACCTACAGGTGCAGATTTAGATAAGTGGAACTCCACGAATAGTAGTCTGTTTTCACGTTTTGCTGATGCATGTGTTGGCGTCTCTGATTGGAACACTCTTACAAAGAACGGTATGTACATGGGCGGTGAAAACACTCCTAATGCACCTACAACTACATGGCATATGGGGTTCAACATAGTTCATAACGAGCTATGGATAGTTCAAAAGGTCATTTCCTTTGCAGGTAATGGCGATAACAGAGAGTACGAAAGAAGAAAAATTGATGGTACATGGGGTGCGTGGGTTGAGATTTCCCCTATTTTGCTTTTTCAATCTGTAAGTAATGGTAAATCTCAAGTCGCAAACGCCATTACCCAAAAAGGTGTGCCAACATCGGCAACAACAGAGTTTGCGACGATGGCTGCTAATATTGGTAAGGTTAGTACAGGTAAGAAATTTGCAGAAGGTGACGCATATTCTGTGACTAATCGACCTGGTTATGTAGGGAGTTTTATTAGATTAACAGGATTGGGGTTTCAGCCACGTACAGTATTATGTAAGCGCAGGAACTATGATTGGTGGTCAGTCTATGCAGAAATCGGTGTGGTAGGTAATGACCTTAAATTTTATAAAGGAATGTACAATACTGTATATTCAGCAGGTGGTAGCGCATGGGATGGTAGTTCTTTCTGGTTACAAACAGACGACAATGGCAGTGTATTATATGAGTATCAAGCGTATGAATAGGATGTGAAATAATGAATCAAGTAGGGTGTAGAATAATATTCGACCAAGACGGTGAAATCATACACATCTTGGGTGAGATGAGGGGTAATGTGCTAGAACGCAAAGAAATAAAAAAACTAAGTAGCATCGACCTAAAGTATGGCGCTATTGATTTTAAAAAACATAAAATTTTTAGCGTTGATATAGAAACACAGGAGCCTGTGCTTGAGGAAATTAATACAGAAACAGAGGAACAAAGACGCATCCGTGAATTAGAGGATACTTTATTATTGCAAACAGATACAGAAATTGGAGGGATATTATAATGGTAAATCAAGTAGTGGTAAAAATTGCGGCTGTACGTATTTTAAATGGTGGTCTTAATCCAAAAACTGAAAAAGTGTATGTTATTGATGACATCACAAATCAAGATTACCGTGTTGCTGTCGATGATTATATCCTAGCAAATACTGTAGGCGTATAAAACAAGTGTCCTAACTTAATAGGATGCTTTTTATTTTGCATGAAAGGAGAATAATACATTGACTTATAAAGGAAATCAAACAACGTGGGATAAGCTGTCCCCATCCTTGCAACAGAAAATAGATACAGATTTATCAGGGATAAGGCAAACAGTCACAAACAATAAAACAGAAGTTACTGAACATTTGGCTAAAATTGCAACTACTGAAAATTTAGGTCATATCAAGCCAGATGGTAAGACAATTAAAGTTGACCCAGCAACTGGCATAGCGTCTGCAGTGGCGTCCACTTCATACTACGTCGAAGCTAGACAGACTGCTGGAACTACAACATATGATGTGAACATCCCAGATGTGACAGCATATAAACCTGGACTTACAATATTATTAAAATTATTGGAGAACAATAAACAAGGTGCGGCTAGCCTAAATATCAATGGCATGGGTGTAAAAAGTTTTATATTCCAAACATATGCAGCTGCGGTCCAAAACGCTGGTGAATTACAGGGTGGTCGTGTATATCAACTGGTATATGACGGTCTATATTTCACAGTAATAGGCGTCCAATGGGTTTCCTCGTACGAGGGTGGAACAGATTTGGCGAACAATCCATATATTCTCCCATCATATGGTGCTGTTGGTAAGGTAGATGCCAAAGTTGCGGCATTGCAGACGCAAGTTGATAGCAAATCAACCAAGGATGTATATACAATCAATATTCCATTAATATCTGGGTGGCAAGGGCTTGCACAGATAACGAGGGAAGACAATAACATGTTGACACTGTATTTAGATATCTATGGTGGCACTAGGACAGGTGGAACAAAAATAGGAACGATACCAGCTGGATATAGACCAGTTCAAACATATTCTATGTACTTCGGAGTTGTAACTACAGCATCTGGGTCTGTAAGTCCGCAAGGGGCAGTAATATCGATATATGGTAGTGGCGATATATATATAACATCGTCCAATATTCAACACAACATCTTTATTGCCTCATCATTCAAATAAGGGGTGATTTTCTTATGAGGACATTATATAAAATAGATGAAAATGGGTTTATGCTATATGGAGAAGAAATATTCCTACTGGAAGATGAACTAACTCCAGATGATGGAATATATGTAGGAAAACCACTGCCTACCAACGAATTGGGTCACCAGTTGCCATTCCAGAAAATAAAATGGGATGGTACACAGTGGATTGAAGGTGAAACAGAAGAAGAAAAAAACGAACGTGAAGCACAACAATTACTAGAATCATTAAAGCCTTCACCGAACGAAATTGCTAATGCAGAGCTAGAAATTAAGATAGTGACTATGCTTACAGAACTGGAGGTTATACAATGACAGAAGCACATCTTGAAGGATTGACATTAGTCCAAAAACGATTGGTTAAAGCTTATGCTACAAGTGTAATGGGAGAAGTTCGGACGGTTGCGGATGTTAAACCAACTAAGTTGCAACATTATGTAGAGTTAGAGATTTCAGAGCGTGAGATTTCTACATTAGTAAATGATTAAAAGTGTCATTTTATTTAAACTCTACTCATATTTGGTAGCATGTTTTTAAAGGAGTTGATGATGTGTATAATGGTAATAAAATTACTTATGGTAATTTAAATGAAAGTATGAAACAGAAATTCATAAATTTAGAAAATCAAGTTGCTGAAAAAGCTGATACTAATGATGTGAATATAATAAGTGATAATTTAACTACATTACAGTCTGAAGTTTCTGAACAATCAGAACAAATGAAACCTAAAATTGATAACTCATGGCAAAAAAGTACTTATAATGATACTAATATTACTAACTTAGGTGCCACATCAGTAGAGGTAGTGTACTACATTGACACTAATGACTGGTATACAATTAACACTGCGGAATTTTGGCAAGTAACTTTTCCTTTTACTAACTTCTCTGGAATTATTAAAGTTACTTACACTTCTGAGTGGGTTAACTCTAAGGCTGTTGGAGGTGCAATCGTAGTCCACAGCCTTCGTAAGTCAGGAAATACTATGACGTATTACGAAAAGAACATTCAAGTCATTTCAAATGATTTTGCAAAATTATATTTTATAAGAGACATCGTTCACAATGATACAGCTATAGCTATACCTATCTTTAAAGCTCCTGACGCAAAAAACCCAGTATCTATAAAAATTGAGATATGCGGTACTACTGGCAGCGATATGTTCCAAGCAGTAAGTCAAGCAACGCACGAAATTGTTGACACAGGTTCTGCAACTGAACTAGGCTATCCGTGGACTCCGCAGAGGGCATCATTTATAAAAGCGTCAGGTGACACGATGACAGGAGACTTAAAGATAAATAAAAGTATTCCTAAAGTTACTCTGACACCAACTTTAAGCACGCCTGATGCAACTAAATACTTTGAAATGTACTACAATGCAGCAGGAGCTAATAACTTTGGTGTTTCCCTTGACCTAGATCAAAAACCTGTGATGCAATTACTAGGTCAGAAAGACATTAGGTTCGTTGGACATGATAACGCTTGGTTTACAATTCAAGATTTAAAGTCCTCTGTCAGTGATGGAAAGACATTAGTGGCGAGTGCCATCTCTGACATGGATATTTATACCTCGCCAGTTGAAACGTTTCTGAATATGGCAAACAATATCCGTCTTATTCCTAAAGGTCGTAAAGAAGCTAGCGGGATTGCTTATGCTTCCAATGTTTCAGGGAGGGCAAGAATTATTGTGACAGGGCTATCATTCAATCCGACAGCTATATTCATATCTAAAGAAAACAATAATAATAACGAGTTTAAGTCTATATGGGCACCGTCGAATGTATTCTTCAGTAATAATGCTAACGCTTATATAAATTTTTTCACGTACAACGAAACAGGTAGTCTATTAGCTGCTAGTCCAGCATTTGTTTCCAACTATCTAGGCTTTGAAATGACTGTGTCTATGACATACAACAGTAGGTCAGAAGGTGCCTATCGTTGGTTCGCATTTGGATAATAAAGGAGGTAGCGAGCATATGAAGGTAGGTACACGGATTATATACGAAGAAAATAGTAAGAATGTCGTTACTGTTCTTCATCGTATGGAAGGAGATGCTTTAGAGAGGTCAAAAGAGCTGTTAGTGTTTGTTGACATTCCGTTTGATGAATTTGACCCGATAACTCACCTTATTAAAGGTATTGACAGTGACGGTAATGCCATCATTGAAACAATCTCTTTACAAGAAACAGATGAACAAAAACGTATTCGAGAACTTGAAGATACTTTATTGCTTCAAACAGACAATGAAATTGGAGGGATTTTATAATGAATACAGTTAATCAAGTAGGAGTAAAAATTGTAGCTGAACGTATTTTGAAAGGTGGTCTTAATCCAAAAACAGAAAAAGTGTATGTTATTGATGACATTACAAATCAAGATTATTGTATTGCTGTCGAGGATAATATCCTATTGGCTGAAGTAGGTATTTAAAAGCTCCATATCGTGCGATATGTATGAATGTGTGTTGATATCATCCTATGACAATATAGTGACTACATTGGCTGCAATGACACGACACAATATCACACTTGAAGCAGAAGTATATGAGGATGCAAGTATGCTGCTAAGCATGACATCAAAGTATCGCCATGGGTTAAGCAGCAAATGAAAGAGTTCATTGAAGATCAAAAGGAACTCGAAAGAATCAAAGAGGAAAGAAAGCGCCGTTAATGCGGTGCTTTTTTATTCTGATTTTTACTGAACATTTGTAGATAAAACGCTTTGCTGATAATTGCTGATATATCAACATTTATAGATATGTAGATACTGAGTTCCATATTGTTCAGTAAATAATGGAAAGTCTAATTTTAAAAAAAAGAAATTGAGCGTTATGTTAATTATAGTAAATTCAATCGAATCACTAGCAAAAGCTATTATTGAGAAATTAGAGGTTAAACCAGACTCTCTCGGTAATCCACTAGTATAAATAATGTTTGATTTAAGAATAGTCTAAAAGGTTTATAAAGCACATAAATTTTAATAAACCCTAAATTTCATTTTTGAGTAGGTGAGTTCATTCTCCCCTACTCTTTTATTATTTTAATAAAAGTTGGTGATACATTGGAGAATGAAAAAATTGGAGAACGATTAGCAAGTATAGAAACAGAGTTAAAAAATCAAGGTAATAAACTCACTAACTTAGAAAAAGATAAAGAGTTACTTTACCGCTTAACAATTGTATCTGAACAACAGCAAGAAATGAATAAAAATCAACAAATACAATTAAATAAAATGGATAAAACTTTTAATAACATAAATTTAAACCTAACTAAATTGAATTTGTCTCAGGATGAATTACAAAATAATGTAAAAAATATTAGTAACCGTGTTGATGGAATCGAGGAAGATTTAAAAACCGAAACAAGCAAGGGGACAATTTCATTCAATGAAATTATGTATAAGTATCTTATATGGTGGATTTTACTGCCAACAATAGTTTTAAGTGCATGGATATTATTTAAATTAGGTCTCTAAGAAAGGATTTGATCTTTATGAAAATCAATTGGAAAGTTCGCATCCATAATCCTCAATTTTGGATTACAGTCGGATTATCGATTATTACCCCCCTATTTGCCTACTACGGTATTACAGGCGCCGATTTAACCACCTGGTCGAGTGTAAAGACCCTACTCGTCAACGCCGCTTCAAATCCATATGTAATCGCCTTAATGGCTGTAAGTACATATAATGCCGTTTTAGATCCAACTACTGCTAGCTTAAGTGATTCATCACACGCTTTAATGTATAAAAAACCGAAACGAGATGATCAATAATGCTAGATTTTATTTGTCCAGTAAAAAATGCAAGATTAACGAGCAAATTTGGGTGGAGAAATATCGGATATGGCAATGAGTGGCATCAAGGTGTCGATCTTGCTTCAACAGGAAAAGTTCCAATTTACGCTAGTGCTGCTGGTGTAATAAGTCGCGCCCAGGTCTTAAGTAGCTATGGAAAAGTAGTGATGATTAAACATATCGTTAACGGCAAAACATACGAAACGAATTATGCACATTTAGACTCTTATTGTGTTCGTGTTGGTCAAAGTGTGAAGCAAGGCCAACAAATTGGGATAATGGGTAACAGTGGCAGAGCATTTGGTATACATCTGCATTATGAAATACATAACGGAAAATGGGATAAAGGCCAGCCAAATGCAATAGATCCTATGAAATATATTTCATTAACGAATGAAGCAAATACTAATTTAATTAGCAAAGGAGAGTTGACGATGTCACAATATACAGAATTACTGAATAAAATTAAAGAACTTGAAGAAACATTAAAAACAAAACAAGCTATTATTCCTTCTAGAAAAGCTGCTAAAATACATAATACTACATGGGAATGGTTAAGAAATAAAGGGATAACCGATGGCTCTAATCCTCAAAATTTCTTAACACGCGAACAATTTGCAACGATGCTCAAAAGATACCATGATTCATTAAACAAAAATTAAATTTTTCTTACTCCATACATAAATTTCTCTTCCATATAACATAAATTCATTTCCATCTAATAGAACCATGTTACAATAGTAAGGAATTCTGGCAACTAAGGAGATATAGCATGAAGCTCTCGACGATCTTAAATTTCTGTATTCTAGTATTTTTCACATTATTATTCGTTAATGATTTCTTCCCTGACACAACTATTGCAGCGGTTTTGACTAAAAAAATTATTCTTCTCATATTAGTCGTACTAGTTATCATACAGCTAGCCCAAGATAAAGGTAGATATAAAAGAATGTCTAAAAAGGCCTATATTGGCTTGACTCTGTATACAGTTGGGTTATGGATTGTTTTAACCTTGCTTGGTGGCCAGTCGCAAATCGGTTTATCGTTTACGAGCCCCCTTTTCTATATGATTGTTGTGTTGTTGGGGTTTGATTTACTTCGTATTTCACGCCAAGCCAAACGCGATCAAAATGAGGAAAAGTAAAGCACGGTTAGTGGTAACCGTCACTTTTATGGCTCAATCCGTCACTTTCTGATTTCTATCCGTCAATTTGAGGTTTCTATCCATCTATAACATAAAAAGCATGTCACCGACTGGCATTCCAATCGGTAGACATGCTTTTTTAGGATTCTAGTACATTTAAAATTTCATCCAACTCATGAACAGCTAAATCGAGGCGTTCCTTTGCCTCGATATTTTGTTGTTTTAAATGACTAAACTCTAATAAATTTTTCTCATGTTTTAATTTGATAGAAGATAACCGTTCAATTCGGGCTTCTACCTTTTCAATCGCTTGCTCACAGACTGTTGTCCAGAGCTTTTCAGAATGTTGCATTTCCGTTGTTGACGGGTTGTGTTGGCGCATAATTCGCGCAAAAACTACTTCAATTTGTTCGATTAATTCCGAATAAAAATGTCGCTCAACACGAGTAGTTTGGAATGTTGGATGCTCTACCTCTTTTGCATATGGGGTAATTTGACGTAAGAGCTTTCCAGCATTTTCTCCGAAGGCATGCGATAAATTTAGAACATTCATTAATTGCAATAATAAACGGATTTCTTCTAGATTAATCAGTTGTGAATCGATGCTTTCTTTTACTTTTAAGGATTCCATATAGCGGCGATCAAAATGTTCAATTTCGCCGTTGCGTTGCTCTACTAAATGTACACTTGCATTGTCTTTTAAGCTTTTTATATAGCGAATAGCATGGTTTTTTAGCTCTTCTGTTGACAGCAAGTTGTCATTGTCTTGTTGTGGTTTTTCTCGTTGAACATACGCAAATGCATCCATTTTTTTGGGCCATTTTGCTACTGGGGTTTCTTTTGAGTCATTATAGCGTATATAAATTCCGTGCATTCCATATCCTCCAAGTCCATAAACAAGTATCTCTAAAGACAATAAATCGAATACGGTATTTTTTCAAGTAAAAAACTTTTAATCAATGAAAATCCCTCTTTTATAAGAATAAATCAAAAATCCTGAATAGTCGATACTATTCAGGATTTTACTAGTTTTCATCACCAAAAAAAT